TCCACCATCAACGCTAAGAAGTCCGTACTTGACGGAATTGGACATGTATCAGGAATTATTGAGAACGACATACTCTTTGTTGATCAAGAAGCAAACCAGTCTTTAGCATGCCTTGATGCCTATCAGTGGGACCCAAACCCCAATCTAATGAAGGAAAAACCGAAACACAATATGGCATCTCACATGGCAGATGCGTTACGGTACGGATTATACTCATTTCAAATCTCAAATGTATCCTTCTAATGATACCAGCTCAAAAATAGTTATTGACAAGTTAGCTTAAACTAGATATAATTCTTTAAATGAAAAATAAAGGAACCAGAGGAAAATGCCTAAGTTAAAACGTGACATTGTAAAGTATGTACGAGATAAGGCAAAATCCAAGTATGAGAAGGGTTCCTCTTGCGAGATTTGTGGTGCAACAGAGCAGTTAGACTTTCACCACTTTTACAGTCTCACACCATTGTTAAACAAATGGATAAAAGATAACAATCACAATCCCGAGTACATTCAAGCACTTCGGGATGATTTTATAGAAGAGCATCATGCTGAGCTATATGAACACACATCTACTTTGTGTCATACTCATCATTTGAAACTTCATTCAATTTACGGTAAAGATCCAGCACTGACTACAGCTACAAAGCAGATGCGTTGGGTAAAGATTCAAAGAGAAAAACATGGCTTGGTATAATCCTTTTAGTAAAAAACCTGTCGAAGAGAAGTTGAATCCTGCTCAACAATATATGGGCAATGAGACAGCGGGTTCTAGAGAGCCGGTATTTAGCTATGAAAAGTACTATGAAGAATTAGAAATTGTAAATCGTGGTGTAAATATGCTCGTAGATGACGTTGCAGCAATACCAACGATTGTACAAAGAGATTATAAGAATGACGGAGTTGTTAAAGGTGTAAAAAGAGCTAGGGTTGAAAACTTACTTAATCATCAACCAAACCCTTATCAAGATGTTAGCTCCTTCCGAAGAAACCTTATTACAGACTATCTACTAGATGGAAATATCTTTATTTACTTTGACGGTGCACATATGTACCACCTTCCTGCGGATAAAGTTACTATTCATGCAGATAAAAAGACTTACGTTGAGAAGTACACATATCAGGACATTGATTATTTACCGCAAGAAATTATTCATGTAAAAGAAAATTCGTTTCACTCCCTATACAGAGGAGTTTCACGATTAAGACCTGCAGTTCGCACAATGAGACTTATATATCAAATGCGAAACTTTCAGGATAACTTTTTTCAGAACGGAGCAGTTCCAGGACTTGTACTTAAATCTCCTAACACTCTTTCTGAAAAAATTAAAGAACGTATGATGGTATCGTGGCAGTCACGTTATCGTCCTGATACTGGCGGACGTAGACCGTTAATTTTAGATGGCGGTTTAGAAGTAGACAGTATTTCAGATACTAATTTTAAAGATTTAGATTTTCAAAACTCCATATTAGAGAACGAAAAGGTTATTTTGAAATCACTAGGTATACCCCCTATCTTATTGGACTCAGGAAACAATGCAAACTTGAGACCAAATATGAGATTATACTACTTAGAAGCAGTTTTACCTATAGTACAAAAACTAAACCACTCTATTGAGAGATACTTTGGTTTTGGTATTAAAGAAGATATTACAGACATCCCAGCACTTCAACCAGAATTGAGAGATGCAGCTTCTTACTATTCTTCTTTAGTAAATGGTGGGATTATTAGCCCGAATGAAGCAAGAGAGTCGTTGGGTTATGACCCTAGAGAAGAGGCAGAAGATATACGCGTACCTGCAAACATTGCCGGTTCAGCAGCAAATCCAGAAGAGGGCGGACGCCCGGTAGAGGAAGAGGAAGAATGATTACACCTACGAGAAAAAGAAAAATACGACAAGAAGTAGCAATGCTTTTAGCGGAACACGGACTGGATAAAATTACAGATGCAAAAACTCTGTTACATTATCCAATGGAGCATATGAGTACTCATGCTACTTTTAAGAAAATATTTAAAAACTGGGGGAGCTTGGTAGCATCTCTAAAAGTATCTCACCCAGATTTAATGGAGATGGCAGAAAGTAAAGCAAAGCCAGCTCCAAAAGCTACACCAAAGCCAAAAGCTACACCAAAGCCAAAAGCTGCGGCTAAGCCTGCTGCGAAATCAGCAGTTAAGAAAGGAAAATAGTTATGAATAAACTATTTAATTTAACCTCTACTTTTAAAGCTGCGGAAGCAGATGATGGATCAGTAATGATTCGTGGTATGGCAAGTACAGCTGATTTTGATCGCGCGGGTGACTCAATCTCTGCTGAGGCTTGGACAAAAGGTGGACTTGCAAATTTTGAAAAAAATCCAATTATCTTATTTAATCACGATTATGATAAGCCAATTGGTAGAGCCACAGGTCTGAAAGCTGGACCAAATGGACTAGAGTTAGAATGTAAGATTAGTAAGGCGGCGCCTGCTAATGTTGCACAACTTGTTAAAGACGGTGTTCTTGGAGCCTTTTCTGTTGGTTTTCGAGTCAAGGACGCTGATTACTTAAAGGAAACCGACGGACTAATGATTAAGGACGCTGAGCTGTTTGAGGTATCGGTAGTATCTGTACCATGCAATCAATCAGCTACTTTTTCGCTCGCGAAGTCATTTGACTCTGATGAAGAGTATAATGAATTCAAAAAAACTTTCACAAATCGTGTAGATCTAGCCGGTCAGTCTCTGGCTAAGGACGAAGATACTTCTTCAAATATAGCTAGTGACCACACACCGAAAAGCGCGGATGATATATCCGCAGATCAGGAGATCAAGATGGATAATAAAGACATCGACTTGGAAGCTTTCGCAAAACAAGTAGCAGAAGATACTGCTGCTAAGATTGCTATGAAGCAAGCCGAGCAAAAAGCAGCTGAAGAAGCACAAGCTAAAGCAGCTCAAGAAGCATCTGAAGCGAAAGCTTTAGAAGCAGAATCAATTAAAAGTGTAGTAAACTCTGGTGTTGAATCAGGTGTTGAAAAACTTATGGCAGACGTTGAAGCAAAAATGTCTGAAAAAGACGCATCTCTAACAGAAGTTATGGAAACTTTCCGTAGCGAACTTGAAGAGAAGAAAGCAGAAATCAAAGCGATGCAGGAAAGCAAAAAATCTTTCTCAGATCGTTCAGAAAAAGCTGACTTAAGTAAGTTCGGTAAAGACTTCTTGAATGCTCGCATTCTTGGCGCTATTACTGGTAAAGGTTATGATACTGATTTCGGTCGTAGCATCATGGAAAAAACAGGTGCTGTTGCTGAGAATGTAGGTAGCTTAAACACTGTTGTTTCTCAGCAGTTTATTGACGAAGTAGGTTATGCTCAGCAGTTGGGTGGTTTGTTCCCAGAGCTTGCTGTAACTTCTGCAAAAACTACTTTGCCAATCACTAGAACTCCTAAAGAAGCAACTTTTGGAACTGGTGGTCTAACCGACACTAATCAACTAGTAAACGCTGGCGATACTGCAGCAAGTGGCCAAGGCTATGACGTAGAAGACGTTACAGTATCAGCTTTCCGTTTGATCGCAGGTACTTATGTTCTTAACGATACTGATGAGCAACTTGTTGTATCATTACTACCTCAGATTACTAAGCAGCTTGCTAAGGCTCACGCATCAGCGGTTGATAAGTCAATTCTTTATGGCGCAGCTGGTTACAGCTCTCACGGTCTAGTGGGTACTGCTGGTGCTCAGAACTCAGGTTCTGCTATCGCAGCAGATGGCGGGTCTACCTCAACAGCTACATTTGATGCTGCGAACAATGCGGGTAACGCATACCCAACTCCGGTTCAGTTAGCAGGTCTACGTTCAGGTATGGGTGCATATGGTCAGGACACTAATGACTTGGCTATTATTATTGCTCCAGATGCTTACTACAGCATCATTCACACAGACGGCTTCACTGATATCTCAGAAGTTGGTAGTGATTTCGCCACTAAACTAACTGGTGAAGTGGGTAGCATCTTCGGCGTTAAAGTTATCGTTTCTGATCGCTTAGTGTCTAAAGCTGCAAGCGGCATTGCTGGTATTATGGTTAATACTTCTAACTTTGTACGTCCACGTCTTGGTGGTGTAAACTTCGAGACTGAGTACTCAGTTCTTAACCAACGCACTAACCTTGTTGCAAGTCAATCAGTTGGCTTCAACCGTCTAGTTAGCGCAAATGCTTCGGCACAGCGTTTGATGTACCCAGACAACTCTTAATAGTAGTAATACTTTTAAACTTCGGGGAGGTTCGCCTCCCCCAAGTTTTTACTAATGGACTTATAGAATTATGGCAAATTTAATAACACTTGCAGACTACAAAGACTCAGAGAATATTCAGAAAACTACTGATGATACTCGTCTGACAGCTTTGGTAACTTCCGTGAGTCAATTAGTAAAAACTTATTGTGGAAATAGTATAGTAGATTATTATAGCTCCGCTAAAGCGGAAGAGTTTACAATTAACTGGGGCACTAACCTTGTTCAGCTTACAGAAAGCCCTGCAAATGCTATCACTACTGTACAGTATAGAGATAGCTATAGTGCTTCCTACAAAACTCTCCCTGCAACAGAGTGGTTCCTAGATAAATCAACCGATACTGTTTACAGAGTGAATAAAAGTGGCACAGCAGTGAATTGGCCTACCGGCCCAGGATCTGTAAAAATCACTTATACAGCAGGATATGAAAATTGTCCTGAAGATTTAAAACTAGCGGTTATTGATTTGATTACTTACTATCATAAAGATGAGCACAAAGCTCGTCAAACAATAGCAGGTGCAAGCATTCAGAATAATGCTTCTTCAAGTCAAAGAGATAACGTAGCGTTCCCTGACCATATTAAAAGAGTCTTGGATTTATATAAAAACTTCTAATGAGTACTCAGAGTCTACTAAGGTTTTTAGAAGAATTGAATAAAGACCTATCGGCACCTGATATAGCCCAAGAGAAGAGATTAGAGTATAACTTAAATACTCATACTTTTGGATATGAAGAAGAAGTTTTTATACTGGAAATGTTAAAAGAGTTACGTACTCGTGGTATAAGAATAAGCAAGAAAAGATCAGATAACTTAGTAAGACTGGCAAATATTTTTACAAAAGAATTATATAAAGAGTTATCCGCCTTAAACGAAAAAGCAAAAACAAAAAGCGGTATAACCAGACTATCGGGCAATGATAAAAATTTTAGTTTTGTATTCACAACAGATATACGAACTGGAAAATGTCCAAATAATTGGGCTCAAGGACAAGCAGACGTTTTTGATAAAATAAAGCAAGTCTATGGAGAGTCTTATAGAAGATTCTTTTTTGGTGTAAGAGATATATTTGCAAAAGGGACAAAAGGCAGAGAAAAGTTTGACCTATCTTTTAAACGGGGTCAAAGACTGTCAAAAGGTCAAATGGGACAATCCGGTCACGCAGAGGGTGAAGGTATTGTTGAAACAATGACCAGGGAGTTTTTCGATAAACACGCAAATTTAGTGTTTAATAAAAATAACCCAAAAGAACAATTAATAGAGGCACAGCTACTGAGTGACTTACAAAAACTGGGAATTGATTTAAGTTTTATGAGAAATACTAATGATAAAACTTTTTCAATCTCTCTTATCGGTAGAGGGGGCAATGATTTTGACGGTAAGGCAATAAGAGCACAAGTAGCAGCAGCTAAAAAGAGAATGGATGAACTAATCAATAACCCTGAAATGATTAAGTTTATGGCAGAAGATTTACAAGGATCAGATAGTTTTTCTACAATACAACGAAAAGAGTTAGCTAAAAAAGCAACTGATCCATTTAAGAAAGTTAAAAAAGCTAGAGTTAAAACTCAAAATACAAAAATTAAACACAGTAAGAAAACTGTAACTAAGAAGAATAAAAGTTCTGGACAATCAGCAGGAAGAAGGAAGCAAGCAGTAAAAGTAGCAGGAGTAGCTGGATTAAAAAGACGAAAACAAAAAGAGTCTATAGCTTCTCAACCCTTACAACTACTAACTATGTTAAACCAGAGATTACCAGAAACAGTAAGAAAAAATATGAAGTCTCCCGGACTTGTAAATAGATCAGGAAGATTCGCAGATAGTGTAGAAGTTGTGGATGTAACTCAGACTCCTAAAGGATTTCCAAGTTTTGGATATACTTATAGAAAGAACCCTTATCAAGTGTTTGAAGAGGGAGCAGGAAAAGAGCCTTGGGCAGATGGAAACAGAGATCCAAGAGAGTTAATTGATAGATCTATACGAGAAGTAGCCAAAGATATGGCAATAGGCAGATTCTTTACTAGGAGAATATAATGGCAACAAGAGACTATACAACACGACGTTTAGGTATTGTAAATGGTCTTGTTGACAAGCTAAAAACAATTAATGGGGCAGGACACTTTTTAACAGATTTAAATGAAAATGTCTCTCCTCGTTTAAAATTTTGGGATGAAGTGGAGGAGTTTCCCGCCGTTCACCTAAATGCAGGTTCCGAAACCAGAGAATATCAGGGTGGAGGATATAAGGATAGATTCCTTTCAGTAACTCTTCGTTGTTATGTACAGGACGAAGACTCTGTACTAGCTCTCGATGAGCTACTAGAAGATGTAGAGACTGTATTGGAAGATAATTCGAGATTAGCGTATACGGATCGTACTGGTACGACCCAATACACTCAACAAATCACAGTTGTTGGTATTGATACTGACGAAGGTGTACTAGAACCTTTAGGCGTAGGTGAGATGACAATAGAGGTTCGATACTAGAAAATACTGGCACGAACAAAAGTTCACGTCCAAGTCTTTTCAAGATACATAGGAGATAAACTATGGCAAATTCTTTACATTTAAGTCGCGAGGTAGAGGTCTATGTTAAGTACGATACGGATTATTGGAAAGTTCCTGTACTTGACGGCTTCAGCTTCTCGCAATCAACAAATACAGCAGAGGTAGCTGTTAAAGAGATGGCAAACGGTAGTAATGCTAGCCGTCGTGGTCGTTTAATGTTTAACGATTCTATGGCTCCTGCAGAGTGGAGTTTCTCTACTTATGCTAGACCTTTCAAAAGAGTTGTTAGTGAGACTGACGAGCATCACATGATTGAAGAAGTTATGTGGGCTATGCTTAACCAAACACCTCATACTGCTTATAATAGTACTAGTAACAAATTTACCCAAGCCGATTCTATCGAGCAAGGTGATGCCGGTGCTAAAGTTAAGTTTAACAAATCAAACGTACTAACTGCTCCTTCAGCTACAATCTGGTTTAAATTCCCGGGTAATGATGCTGCTGATGGCGGTAATACCGATATTTGGTATGAGCTTGGTGATGCTACTGTTAATGAGTGTGCTGCTGAGTTTGATATTGATGGTATTACTACTCTTAACTGGTCAGGTTCTGCAAAATCATTAAGTGAAGCCTCAGGCAGTACTGTTACTGCTATCGGTAGTGCAACAATGGAAGTCACTGATGCTGAGATTCAAAATACCGGTAGCTTTATTCGTAACCGTTTGACCCAGCTTACTGTAGCTTCAGCGATGGGCGGAGATATTGCAGCATCTTATAATCTAGTACTTACAGGTGGAAGCATTACTATTACTAATAACGTAGAATATGTAACTCCTGCCAGCTTAGGTCAAGTTAATAAGCCTTTAGGACACACTCTTGGAGGTCGTACTGTATCAGGTAGCTTTACTTGTTACTTAGATCATAACACAGCCTCAAGTGCTGATCTTATTGAAGATCTACTTGGTTCGCAAGGTGCAGTTAAGAATAAATTTGCTCTACTATTCCAAGTAGGCGGGGCATCATCTACTCCACGAGTAGAGTTTGATATGAACCAATGTCACTTAGAAGTTCCTTCTCATAATGTTGAAGATGTTGTAGGTGTTGAAGTTAACTTCCACGCACTACCAACAGATATCGGCGCTACTGACGAGTTAGAAGTTCTATATGTAGGTGCATAACATACTGAAAAATATTTCTTGACATTTATGGTCCTTTGCACTATAATATGAGATAGAAAAAGTTAAGAAAGGGGTCTTTTTCAGACCCCTTTTTTATTATCTGGAGATTTATGGCTAATTATAACATTAAACAGGAAGCCAAAGTATATTTGGTAGTAAGCGGCACCAAATATAAGTTGGAGGTTGGGCCTGATCTGTCATTTAGTCAAACATTTACAGATAAGCCGAAAGCTGTTAAAACGTTGCATGCACAGAATGATTTTTTTGATAGATCAACAATCAAAAAAGCTAATCCTGCAAACTTTAAATTTTCGGTATTTTTTTACGAAGATAATACTTCATATAATACAACAGCAATAGTACATGATAAATTAATTAGCTGTGGAGTATTTGATTTGTATATATCAACTGAGCTTGATAGGTTTTATCTGAAAGATTGTGTTATTGCAAATGGGACGTACGGGATTGAGCGATCCAAACCCCTGAGCTTAACAGTTTCTGGAACCGCCTCAAAGCTCTCCAGGGTAACAAGTACCATCACATCTGATGCACTTATCCCTGGGTCTAGTGCAAGCGTCAATTCTAATAGAAAGATATTGATGAATGAGCAGGTATTGGTACAGTTAGGTGGTAATAATTTGGATATCTCAACTGAGATAGTTGCTATAAAGGCAGAATTACAAAACAGTATAAGATGGACAGAAAATGCAACAATAGATGATGCCATAAATGTTATCGGTGCTTCTACAGCAATCTTCCCTAAAAAATTTACTGTTAGTAAAAAGTCTTTGGCAGGAAACATTACACGATATTTGTGCGATACCAACAATCAGCAATTATATCAGTTTAACGAGTCCATTTCTCTCCGAATAAGAGTAGGAGAAGTTATAAATGGATCTTTTCATGGAGTAGATATTGATATGCCGACCAGCTCATTTACAAATCGATCAGCAGTTAGCGATGTATTTTTACAAAATTATGAGTGGAGAAATACTAGCAATCAGGCGCTATCTACAACTATCACATACAATAAATAACGTTAGGAGTTACAATGGAACTTAAGAAGTTAATGATCGACACTAAGTCGGTTTGGATTGATTTTCCTGGTCTATCAGGATTTTCAATAGAAGTAGCAAATCTTTCACGAAAAGAGCTAACCTCTTTAAGAAAGAAATGCACAGGTCAGAAATTTGACAGAAAAACAAGACAGGTAATGGAGTCTTTGGATGAAGATAAATTTATCAATGAATTCACCAAAGCAGTGGTAAAAGGTTGGAAAGGGTTAACCTTAGAATATCTAGAAACTTTACTACTTATTGATATGGGCGAAAAAGACCCTTCAGAAGAATTAGAATACACACCAGAAAATGCAGAAGTATTAGTAAGCTCTTCAACAGAGTTTGATACTTGGCTAAACGAGGTGGTATTCGACCTTGATAACTTTCGTACAGGAACAAAAGGAAGCCCTGCTGGAAAGACTGGAAAAGTACTTCAAGAATAGTGAAGCCAAAATGACGAGAGATAAATATCTCTCTATGTGTGAACAACTCGGAAGAGAACCTGATCCAAAGGAGTGCCCTCCAGATCTTGAAGATTTTCCGGAATTAGTTATAAATGCAATGAATACTTTTAATATGTTAGGGGATAGAGTGTATCCTGAGATTGGTTTTATAGGGAAAGACTATACTAATCTAAAACATTTTATAGAGATATACGATATAGCAGATACTGAATTATTCTTAGAAATTATGACTTATTTAGAGTCAAGAGCTGTCAAACACTCTCAAGAAGCAATCAAAAGGGAGAGAGATAAGCTAAAGAGAAAAAAATAGTGGCAAATAATACAGTTACTCTTACGTTTAAGGTTACGGAAGACGGCAAGTTAAAGCAGATTAGTCAGGATGCAGAAAAAGCAGCAGCAAGTACTAAAAAAGCTGGAGCAGCTGCAGATAGCTATAATCGTAAACAAAAAGGTGTGGCAGGAGCCACGTCTAACAGTACTAAAGCTTTCTCTAAGATGCAACAAAATCTTGGGGGAAGCAATGGTCTGGTAGCTGCTTATGCCGGTCTTGCCGCTAACATATTCGCATTAACAGCAGGCTTCGGAGCCCTTTCCAGAGCCGCACGTGCAAATCAGCTAGAATCAGGACTTTTAGCTATGGGTCAGGCTACTGGTGTAGCCATGCACTCCCTTTCACGAGGACTAGTAGAAGCTACAGGGAACGCAATCAGTCTAGAAGAGGCGATGCGTTCTGTAGCTCTTATTACTAGCGCAGGTATTGATCCTAGCGCTATTGATCGTTTTGGTCAAGTTGCTAAGAAAGCCGCAACCGCACTTGGACGAGATGTACAAGATTCTATAAACCGCCTCACTCGAGGTGTCACAAAACTAGAACCAGAGCTCTTGGATGAATTGGGTATCATGGTTCGGCTCGATGAAGCCTCAAAAACCTATGCAGACAGTATAGGTAAAACTGCGAGCGAGCTTACAAACTTTGAAAAACGTCAAGCATTCTTAAACGCTACTCTTGCCGAAGGTGAGGCAAAATTTGGTGCGCTTGGAGATGTTGATGTAAATCCGTATGACAAACTAGCAGCTGCCTTGCAAAACCTAGCAAAAAGTGGTATAGGTGGTATTGCAGAAGGTCTTGCAGGGATAGTAGGATACCTTTCAGAAAAACCAACAGCATTATTAGGTATTATAGCTGCATTTGGTTCAACAATATCTCAAGTAGTTTTAGGTAGTCTTGGCGAAATGACAACCAAAACACATTCTTTAGCAAAAGCTACTCAGGCACAAAATAAAGCAAGACTTAGTCAATTAACAGGATTAAATCGTTCTTCTAAAAGTCTTGATAATGTTGTTAAGTCAATGGACGATAATAGTGTTTCAAGTAGGGAATATAGAGAAGCATTAGACGGTCAGGCTCGTTCCCAAAAAGTAAACTTAGGACTACTTAATAAAAGAAAAAACCAAGAAAAAGTTTTAGCAAAAGTAAGCAAGACTAGTGGGCAAGAAGTAAAACTACAAGGAATCAGCCAGCAACAATATAATCAAAGAATAGCAACATCTAATAACATTATTAAAAGACTTAACCAGTCTCAAATACAAGGAAGAAAGTCAGCTGCGGGTTTTGCACAATCTAAAGCTATCGCCGCAATACAAGAAGGAAAGTTTGGTGTAGCACTTAAAAATACAAGACGTATGTTAAGATTCCAAATGGCGGCTCTTGTACAAACTTCAGCTACAACAAAAGGATATACTAGAGCCACTCAGATGGCGAGTATTGCTATACAAGGTCTAAGCATGGCAGCTAAGACCGCAGGTGCAGCAATAATGAGAATGATGGGTATTGTGGGCATGGCTCTCCTGGCATTCCAAATGTTAGCAGACGGCGTTAAATTTCTTATCAACTTGTTTAAGTCGGACGCACAAAAACAGTATGAAGAAAAATCAAAAGCATTGGCAGAGGTTCAAAAAGAGCTTGCAGGTAATTTAACGGAAGTTGATGCAGCTTTTCAAGGTCAAGCAGGTAAGATAATTGGAATGAGCGGAGCATACACTGCTTTATCTAATACACTATCTACTTTTGTAGGCAAGTATAATGAATTAGATGCCGCAGGTAAAAGAAACGGCAATACTATTGATGATCAAGTAGATGCTTTAGATGGTTTTATTGCAAAAAGCTCTGTTTTGAAAAATGCCATGCAAGAAGAGCTTGGAGCTACAACGATTGCAGGACTTGCAAAAGACAAATATAGTGGGGATACGAGAAGAGCAAAAATTGCTGTAGACCAGTTTATAAACTCACAACTCAATGTAGCAAAAACTATGAGAAGTATTGCTGAAACTGCAAAAGCAGGACAAGAAGCTATTGCAGACTTTATAAATGCTGGTAGAATAAAAACAAGTGTAGATGAAGTACTGGGATCTTTGAAAAATTTAAATAGTGAATTATTCACTGTAGGTGCAGATGGTGTCACCGTTGAAATAATTCCTACAGTCAAAGAAGAGGGAAATCTCGGTGCAATTTTATCAGAAAGCTTAAATGCAGACCAAGCTAGAATATTTGATGTTTCAAAAGAGCATCGTGAATTAAAAGCTATAGAAAAAGCAAACAAAGATACACAAAATAAGATTGCCGAGCTAACAGAAAGAAAAGCAGGACTAAGTGGCAGATCCGAGGGAAAAAACAAAAAGAGAATAGACGCATCGATTGCTATTTTGAAAGCTGAAATGAAAGCAGGTAAAGAACAACAAGATGTTATTGCCGAAGCCATGCTTCCTCAACTAAAAACAGCCCAGGATTTGTTTGCCCTTGAACAGCAAAGACAGGTTGATAAAAAACATCTTTTAGAGATGGCAAAAGAAGAAACCCAGCTTCAAAAAGCACTTGCTGCAAATACTCAGGTGTCTGCACAGGCACAGATAAATGCTCACAATGCTCAAAAAGCAGCACAAATGGAATTGAATAGTAATCAAATTAGATTCAATAATAAAATTATTTCAGGATTAGATGCTGAAAAACTTGGACGAAAGCTGTCAGTAGACGAAGCAAAACAGTTACAGACCTTACAAAATCAAAATGCAGTCTTAACCATGCAAAACACAAGACTGGAAGCAGAAAAAACGGATGAATTAGAAGCTCAAGTACAGCTTAAAAAGACAGTACTAGCTGCTGTTCAAGAAAATGCTAAAGCAGAAAAAGCTGTTCTTGACAATCTTAAAAAGCAAATTTCAGAAGCTAAAAAGTTTCAGAAAGTTACTGAAAGCATTGCTAAGTTGGAGATGCGAGCAGCGAATAGAGCTTCAGGACAAGCCAGTGGCCTGACTCCTTCCCAGATAGCCTCTATAAAACTTGACAAAGACTCTAGAGCTCGTAGAATAACAATAATACAACAAGAATATAATTCTAAAGTTGCAGGTGCAACTATAGAAAGGGCAGTTACAAAAGCTCGCATGGCGGTACTTAAAGCAGAGATTGATTTAATCAATCAGAAAAGAAAGGATGCCGGAGAAAAGCAGATAGATACTACAGAGCTAGATGCTGTTATAAACAGTCTCAATAACGAAAGTGGTGTATATGAGCAAGCAATGCGTAATGCTCTACTAACGAAAAAAGAACAGCTACTTATTTTAAATGAAGAAGCAGCAACTTTAGATGTTCAAAAATTAAGAACAGTAGAGCTAGAGCAAATTGATCAAAAAAGGTTGGAGCATGCAAAATCTATTCTTGGACTTCAAAAAGGCGTCTTTGGAGAAATGTCAAAGCAGTCAGACATAACAGATAAGCTAGCTACTCTTCGCAATACAGGCGCTGATGGACAGCCTAAGAGCTTAGTGCAAGCAGAAAAGAATGCAGAAGAAAGCAGACAACGTAGAGAACAGTTAGCTAAGATGGAGTATAACTTAAAAGTTGCAACAGTTAAAGCGGAAGAGGCTTTAATGCAGGCTAAGTTTGATCTATTAAAAGCAGAGATGGCAGCTTCAGGCGGTGGTATCGATGCTAACGAAGCAGCCGCTTTAAATGCCGCACAACAGTCACTTAATCTAACAAAGCAAGCAAATGAGATGAAGATTAAGACAGCAAAAATGGAAAAAACTCTTGCTCTGGAAACTGTCAATGCTGAGAGAAGCAATGCCGCAGAGAAAGCTGGAAGGGCTGGAGGTATGAAAGGCCTTCTCGCTAACCTTAGAGGAACAAGAACTGCAGAGGATCAAGATATCGGTAAGGTAGGAACCGGAGCAATAACAGAAGGTGAAAAAATAGTAGCAGATAGTATTAAACAAGGCAGTGCCGATACGAATATGATACTGAAAGCAATCGCAGATAAACTTGGCGCAGAAGTAAGTACTGGAGAAGGAGCTACATCAGTTTCATCTACAGTATCTCCAGGAACTGATGCAACAATCGATACGATTAGTCAAGCAAATCAAGTAGGAAATGCTACGAGCTCAACAGTAGAGAATGGTTTAGGCGGAGATTCTGGAAAAACCATAACCTCAGAAGATAGTGAAGGTAACGGAGTAGATGGGGCAGTAAATAAGCTTAGTACACTAAAAGGTCTTATCTCAGCTACGGCAACTGAGATGGCACTCTTAGGCCCTGAAGGTGAAGGAGCAAGTCAGGTATTGAATGGTGCTTTAGTTATGTCCGAAGCCTTTGATAAAGAAGCTGATTCAATGGAAAGAGCAGGTGCTATGATTTCCGGTCTTTCTTCCATGATGGAAGGCAACTCAAAAATGAAGATTGCCAGAATAGATCAAGAGATTGAAGCCGAAAAACGTAGAGACGGAAAATCAGCAGAAAGTGTTGCTAAACTAAAAGCACTAGAGAAAAAGAAAGAAGCAGAGCAGAGAAAAGCATTTAAGCGTAAGAAAGCTATGCAAATGGCTCAAACTGTAATTAATACCGCTGCGGGTATTATGGAGTATATGTCAGACAAAAATATACCAATGGCTGTAGCAACAGGTATATTAGGTGCGGCTCAATTAGCTATTATTTCGTCACAAAAATATCAAGGAGGTAGTGCTTCTGCTCCTTCAGCAAGTATTCCGGAAAAAGCATCATCAGGAAAAAGAGATGCAAAAGTAGACTTAGCAAGAGGAAATAACGCATCGGGAGAACTAGCATATTCTAGAGGTTCTATGGGTACAGGCTCTGGTGCTACCGACTTTAAACCTGCTTTCACAGGATATAAACATAGAGCAGAAGGAGGACCAACAGGCTTCATAGTAGGTGAACAAGGGCCTGAACTCTTTATGCCACAACAACCAGGAGATATAATCCCTGCAGGACAAACTGAAGATATTACCGCTTCGGCACCTACTAATGTTAGCTTTAATATTAGCGCAGTAGATTCTAGAGGCATGGAAGAGATGTTATTAGAACAACGAGGAAGTATAATAGGAATGATTAAAGAAGCCGCAAACGAGAACGGAGAACTCTTCTTAGAAGACGTTGAGGAGATGACATACTAATGGCTACAATAAGTTTTTTAAATATTTTACCAAATCCCGATTATAAAATTGGGGATGCTGGAGAACTGAATAACTCAGGCGGAGGACAAGGATATAAAAGTGTAAAAGTTACTTCTGAACAGCCTCTTATAAAAAGTCGCACGAATTCGGGAAAACTTTATGCTAGAGCACAGGGCGCACATACTTGGAAAGTATCAATTTCATATAACCCTATGACGAGAGACGAGTTTCAGCCATTACATAGCTTTCTTATGGAACGAAGAGGTCAGATGAAACCTTTCTATATTTCTTTGCCACAGTACAAAGCTCCGAGAAACTCTTCGTTCGCAACTTATGTAGCAGACAGCAATGAGAATAATATGAGTTTACAAGCGGCAGCATCTGCAGGGGTAACTAATATACTAATTGGAGCAAGTGGTTATGTGATAAGTAGCGATGGTACTCCTAAGCCTGGAGATATGTTTACTGTTGATCTAGCTACTCATACAAAAATATATCAGGTTACAAAAGTAGAGACGCCTTCTCTATATGAAACAAACACAACTCCTCCAGGATCAAACCAAGTTAGAATGCATTTTATGCCTCCTCTACAGAAAGCGGTTGCAAACGGAACAGAACTTGTATTTGATGATCCAAAAATGAGAGTAGTACAAAGAAATAATACACAAGAATACAGTCTAAATACAGACAATTTATACAGCTTTTCATTGAGCTTAGAAGAGGCCCAACTATAATGACAATTAGAAAATTATCCAGCGACAATACCAAACAAACGGCCTTAGTAAGCTCTCTTACAAATGGAGATGCGTATGCGTATGCTCATTTAATTAAATTTGAAAGAGCAAATACTCTATCAAATGAAAACTTTGAAAGAAGGGAAAGAAGTGTAAACGATTATGTGTATATAACAGATAATCCTTATGAATTAGAGTACGATAGTGTAACTTACCTACCAAACAGTCTTTTGTCTGTAGGTACTACTAATGAGGCTATAAAAGCAAAAGCCTCCACTATGAAAATAACATTAGATGGCGCATATCTTGGAGTGCACTTTCAAAGTTTAAAAACAACCGTTGCTTATAACTCAGGCAATACAACCGGAACAGTTACAATAACTTCCCCAGGAGATAGTTGGGCAGAATCTGGTTTTTCTGTAAATGATATTATAAGTTTAACATATACAGAAAGCACTACTAAAACAGTAGATATAAGAATTACTGCAATATCTGATAATGGGTTACAAATATCTTTTGAGGCAGATTCTGCCTCAATACTAGGAACAGCAGGCTCTAGTAAAGTATTTAGTAATGTTACTATGTCCTCGGAACACTTAACCTCTTTACTAACCTCTAAACTTGCTGGATATGTAAACTACTTGAACAGAGATGTTACAATATACAGTGCTCATATCAATCCTGAAACAAGACAAATAATTGGAGAACCTTATATACTTTTTAAAGGTATTGTAACTAATGGTTCTGTAGATGAAAATGTTTCAAACTCAAAAATTACGTGGACTCTTACTAGTCATTGGGGAGACTTCCTACAAGTATCGGGTCGCTTAACGGATGATGCATCTCATCGAGGTTTGACAGCCGGTGGGCTAAGTGATACTACAGTTATTACTAGAGATGATTATTCAGAAGATTTAGGGTTTTTACACGCCAACTCTGCTTTTAATATTGCTGTTAAATATGATACTATTGAAAAATCTTATAAACAAGTCGATATAAATGGAGGCTGGTTCGGAGGTAAAAGACTACGAGAAGTAGAAACTATTAGAGAACAGACCAGTGTACTTGATTTTCATACTCAAGCAAAACACATACCGGTTGTTTATGGTGTAAGAAAAATAAAACCTATCCCTGTATTTGTAGATACAGACGACAGCACTTCCGCTTTAGTATATAAGGCAGAGGTTTTTTGTGAAGGAGAGATCGCAGGTGTTTTAGATATTTTACTAGACGAAACTCCGACTATATGTATTGATAAAATTGATTTTGATATTAGGAATACATCAGGTACTGGATATGATGCTGATGCGGTAGAAATAAGCTGTAACGGTAACAAGGCACGAGGAGATGTTCTTGAAAAAACTATAGGCGACGAGATGGAAACCGTAACCATTAAGGCCGGTGTAAAAAGGGTTGGTAAAAGTTACCGAAACGTATATAAAGATATTCAAGTACCTACAGGATTTCCTAATCAGTCAGGCGCAACAAATGGTGTGGAAGCTTCGTCATCAGCAACAGGCGTACAACATAGTGAATATATACACTGGAGGGAAGGCACCGAATTAGATGGTCAATTTCAATTAGGAAAACCAAATCAAACGGCAAGTGAACTACTTATACAAGGTACTGAAAACGGTTATAAAATAGGAAATCACTATTTTGACGGAACTAAGTGGGATTACTGGGGAGGTCACCACAGACTTTTAGATACGGCGTATGCAGCATTAAAGTTCAAACTTCCATTAGGTGAGTCACAAGTACCCAGACTTAATTACATCGTAAAAGGTAAACTCATAGACTGTCATAACTATGATGATAGCTATGGCCCGTCCAAAAATAGAGTAGATGATAATAATAATGTTATTACTACCTATACTCATACTGCTACTCAGGCGTATCGCTTCGAACCAGGCGATGTAGTAGATATTATGAATGGTAGTTCCGTACTTCACCAAAATGTGGTTATCACAGAGAGGTTTTTAGAGTATGAGCCACACTTTAAAGCAAACGTGTATCGCTTTAAGTTTGAGGGTAACCCAATTAGTTCCTCAACCCCTGATCAGTTCCAGATTAGAAGATCCGATGGAAGCGGCGGATATTATACCTACCACATGGAACTTAATAAAAAGACTCAGTTTGTAGGAACAGTTAGAGAAAAGCTCGGCTGTAGGCTAGAAGAAGATCAAAATGAGCATATAATTACAGGAGGTTTTTCCACCTATAGACCTACAAGTATTGTACTTGGTTGGAAATACAGTACAAGTACTAATGTTGAGCACTATTGGAAAGAGAGATCTCTTGGTAACGGTCAATATAGACATACACTATATTATGCTGGTGAAGAAGTATATAATAACATAGGTCTACAGGGCGAAGATGAATACACATCTAATGGAATAACATACCACAGAGGCACTCAACGCTATAATAGTGGTGGGGGTGAACTACGTTTCGATATTAGAAAAGAAAACACAATGGGAAGTGGATCAACTACTAGAGACTACGGAAAAGCAACCGCCTTAGATGCAACAGTTATAACTGGCGATGATGCAGATCTTCGTTTCTTTATTAAAAGATCTGTAAATAATAAACCAGAAGAAGTTGTGTCTGTAGAATCTTCACTAATTCCCATAACTTCTACTACCCATGTTGAGCTGGCAGGGAATTCACTTCAATATACCCAACCAAAAATTACTTTTCAGGGTTTATTCCAAGAGCAGTATACACGTTTGAAAACTTTTTCAACCTGGCACCATGTTGAAGTAACAAATGCAATCGCAATCAGCAGTTCTGGTGCAAGTGGTGCTGATGATTTTTACAAAGGAAGCACGGTAAGTTATCAAACTACTGCGTCTACTGGATATCAGTGGACGGTTACAAGAAAAGTAGAAAAGTATGACGGTACAAATAAAATTGTATATTTTGATCGTCCTGTGCCTACTTACCAACTACCCCAAGCAGGTGATAATGTTAGTATTTCTAAAGCAGTAGATGTAAGACCTTCTACTAATCCTGCCCTGCAACTATTAGATTATATGACGAGCGAGCGCTATGGTAAAGGACTATCTCTGGAAGACGAAATCGATCTAGATTCTTTCCTTACAGCTGCTAAACTTTGCGACGAGAGATCAACAGTATCTGTCGTCGTAGCAAAAACAGTAGGAAATGCTTTATCCGCAGGAGAAAAATTTGAATTCCCTGCAGTAAATAGAACCAATAGTAGCTCTAGTACTCAGCCCCTTATCTGGAGAGGGACAATAGATAGTATAAGTAATACTGTAGTAACGGGCGACTCTAGTACAGAGTATAAGGTTGTAACCTTTAAAGATTGTATAGGACAGTTGATACAAAGAGCAGGTCAAGGGAGAGAAGCGACTAATCATATGTTCTACTACAATGGTGAATATTATGTACGAAGCAGTGATGTATATAATTTCCAGGTGGAAACTTTGCCAACTATGGCAACCTCTGGCCCTGTTCTTGGTCAGGTAGGATCTAACAACAGTATCTCATTGGAGCACACTTTCAGCTCTGGTAACGGTAACCCCATTATTAAAAATTTCGACCCTGTTAATTTAGACTTTAGATATAGTGGATATAGTCTATACGATGCCTCGGAAGTAAAATATTGGAAATATGTTGGATGGAATGATAGACAGCAACGAAACTGTACTCGCCATCAAATGAACCAAGTTATAGACACTGCTCAGCCTCTGTTTGATAATATAATTCAAATGGCACAGCAGTTTAACGGTATATTAACTTATACTGCAGGTAAATATGCTCTAAGAATAGCGGGCAGAAAAACAGCTGTAGATAATTTAGAGCAAATTGGTGAAGAGGATATTATTGGAGGCATTCGTCTTAATGATGGAGGATTGAAGCAAAGTAAAAACTTCATGTCCGCAACTATTATAGATCCACATAATAATTTTGAAGGCAGAACTGTTTCTTTCTTTGATTCCTCATACTTAAAACAAGATAAAGGAATACCTAAAAAAGGTAGCTCGAGGCTTCCTGGTGTAACAAACTATTTCAATGCTCGTATGCAAGTAGAGCAGATGTTGAGAAAATCTCGTTATGGGCTAAAAATTCAATTTACTATTGGACCGAAAGGTAGACTGCTAACAGCAGGTAGTATTATAGAGATAACGTACTCTCCGTTTAATTTTGACTCCAAAAACTTCAGAATTACGTCTCTACAGTTTAAAGTAAATGGAGAGACAACAGTTACGGCAGAAGAGCACAGCGATGAGATCTATACCATAACCGAACCAAGTTCTGACGACAGAATAGATCCAAGTGCGGGCTCTAATAAAAACTATCCAGATACTCCTACTATTTCAGGAGCAGCTCAAGTAGGTGCTGAAAGAGCTGGAGAAATTACTTTAGCATTTGCACAACAAGCAGGAGTAACTAAGAGTACAACAGTAACAGAAATTTGGCGTAGTAATGTAAATAGTTTAAACAATGAAGTATCTGCAGGTAGTTTTGTGCCTGGACATGAGTATAGAATTACGGAATTAGGTACTACAGATTTTACCTTAATAGGTGCTGCTTTAAATACAGTGGGGGAAGTATTTTTCTGTAATGATTCAGGATCTGGTTCAGGTAAAGCTACAAATACTATTTTAGTCTCTACACAGAAAGATGGTTTATTTAAAGAATCTGTATACTCAGGAATCGGAGCAAGTAATGCTACTTATTACTACTGGTTTAGAAATATAACAGACCAGCCCGCCTTTAATATAGCAGGTTCTGCATATAGAAAAATACCTTCCAACTTCTGGCCTAATGCGTCAGTAAGTGGTTATAGTGGTACACAAGGTTTTGCAGCAACTGCTAAAGCGACTAGAGTAGGTCTTACAAGAATAGATGCAAGCGTAAAAGTATTTACATATGAGAAAGATGGTACTGGAATAGAAAGTGGCACACCTGCTACCTCTACTTTGACTGCAACAATGCTGTCGAGAGCACATTCTGATTCTACTTTAGCCTATGTCTGGAAAAAAGATGGTACTACGATTAACGGTGAAACCTCTCAAACTTTAACATATACTCCTCCGAATAATATAAGTGATTTGCCAGAAAAAATTACTTGTGAAGTTACGGAAACATTTACGTCGTTTACAGAAACATACACAGACTCCGAAGTATTTACAGGTACAAAAGTCGGTCAAACAGGTAATAGAGGGGCAGGCGAGTATTATGTACCTGTTAGCAGTCTACCCACTAATAATGCTACTGCGGACGCTGCTTGGGATGCAAGCTGGACAAATAGACCTGGTGATGCTATACCTAAAGATATGGCTTACTTCTTTACAGGAACTGAAACAAATGCTACAGCAGTAGTTTTATTTATTTACGATGGAACCAACTGGTACAAAGTAGAGCAAAATCAAGATGGCTCAATAATTATTGATAATACTGTTGGTAATGATCAGTTGGGTGACAATTCTGTACAAAATGATCAAATTGCAGATAATGCTGTACAAAATGATCAAATTGCAGACAATGCTGTACAAAATGATCAAATTGCAGACAATGCTGTACAAAATGATCAAATTGCAACAGATGCAGTAAATGCAGACTCTTTAGCATCAGACTCTGTAAATGCAAATTCTATATTAGCAGAAACGATTACGTCCACTGAATTATCAGCAGGCTCTGTAACAACAAATAAAATAGCAGCAAACAATGTAACTGCAGATCATATTACTGCAAACTCTATTGTATCTACTCTAATGACGGCTGAGAAGATTCAAACAGGTCACTTAGCTGCAGGGTCTGTAACTACAAATACTTTGGCTGCAAATGCTATTACTGCAGATAAAATAACATCTAACTCTATCGTTTCTACTCTTATCAATGCACAGAGTATTGAGTCTAATCATATTGCGGCAAACTCTATTACCTCTGATAAAATTACAGCTAACTCAATAGTATCCACTCTTATTAATGCACAAACTATTGAGTCTAATCACATTGCGGCAAATGCTATTACTGCAGATAAAATAACATCTAACTCTATCGTATCTAGCTTAATTAGTGCTTCTACTATTACGTCAGATCATATTGGAGCAAATGCTATTACCACCAATGAACTAGCGGCGAACTCTATTACCTCTGCACAAATTACTGCTAACTCTGTAATTTCTGGTATGATAAATGCTTCTTTAATTAATGCTAACTTTATTGAAGCAAATGCTGTAAATGCTACTTTGATAGAATCTAACGCGGTGAATGCAAATATTCTTGCTGCAAATGCGGTAACCGCAAATGCTATATCAGCTAACTCAGTAGATGCTAGTGCTATAAATGTAACTAATGTAGCGGCGGTTAGTGCTGATCTTGGAGACATTACAGCAGGTACTCTTAAAGCTAACGTTAGTAATCCTATTGCTGATGCAGATAATGCTCCTACCGGGTCTGAGAACGGTGCATTTATTGATCTAAACTATGGTAAGTTCGTATTTGGTGATGCTAATAAATATATTATTTGGGATGGTACCGATTTAACTATTTCGGGTGTATCCTTAAATAGTGTATTAATTGATGAGGATTCTCAGATTGATGCCATTGCTGGTATCATCATGCAAGAAGATGGAACACAAGAGTCTGCAGCTAGTCAGGCAATAAATATTTCAACAGGGCTAAACTTAGCTGTTACCACGGAGACTAATTCAGAGGGAGAAGATGTTAATACTTCCGCAATTACTGTAGATACCACGACTATTGCTACAAAAACTTATGTAGATACTCAGGTTTCGGGTATAGTTGACTCCGCTCCAGCAGCTTTAGATACTCTTAATGAGCTAGCCGCGGCTTTAGGGGATGATGCTAATTTTGCAACTACTACCTCTAATGCACTTGGAAATAGAGTTCAAACTAGTTCCGCACAAGCACTTGCTACTTCCAATGCTCTAAGTATAGAAAATTCAATAGTAACACTAACAAAAGGTGATGGAACCAATGAATCTGTTACTGTGCCTAACACTACCTACGATTTAACTGTGCCAGAAAGCACCACAAAAATACGACTAGCAGGTTCAAACGCTACTAATGATGATGTAGAGCTTGTAGGAGGTACAAATGTTGGGGTTGTAAGAACTAATGCAACTACTCTTACTATAAATGGACCAAGTAATGAGGCTATTCGCGATCTGGCAGCTGGTATGATTACCGCAGGGAGCAATATTACAGTAGTTAACGATGATGCTGCAAATACTGTAACCATTACAGGTACTCCAAACACTCAAAGAACAGACGAAGAGATTAGGGATGTAGCAGCTGCATTAATTACAGGAGCTACTCATACTAATATTAGTGTTTCTCATGATGATGCAAATGATACATTAGCAATTACAGGTACTCCAAACACGCAAAGAACGGATGAAGATATTCGTGATGTTACGGTAGCAATGCTTACGGCAGGTACAGGTATCACTCTTACTGAAAACGATGCAAATGATACACTTACGGTAACAAATAGTGTAACTGCAAGAACTGACGAAGAAATTAGAGACGTTTCTGCAGCAATGATTACAGGCGGCTCAAATATTACGGTAACAAAAGATGATAATGCAGATACTGTAACTATTGCTGGTACTCCAAATACTCAACGAAGTGATGAAGATATTCGTGATGTTACTGTTTCAATGCTTACCGCAGGCACAGGTATTACCCTCACAGAAGATGATGGTGCAGACACTCTTACTGTAGCAACCACCGTAACTCCTAGAACTGATGAAGAGATTAGAGATGTTGCAGCTAGTATTATTACAGCAGGTACAAATGTTACAGTAGCTAAAGACGATGATGCAAATACTGTAACTATTTCTTCGGCTCTTAGAACAGATGAAGAAATTAGAGATGTTTCTGCTGCAATGCTTACGGCGGGGGACAATATTACAGTAACTAAAAGTGATGCGGCAGATACTGTAACTATTGCTGGTACTCCAAATACTCAACGAAGTGATGAAGATATTCGTGATGTAGTTGTTGCTATGTTAAGCGGCGGAAATAATATTACACTTACTGAAGATGATAGTGCAGACACACTCACCATTGACTCTAGCTTTAACAATACTCAAAGAACTGATGAAGATATTCGTGATGTTACAGTAGCAATGCTGACAGCAGGTACAAATGTTACTCTTACAGAAGATGACGCAAATGATACTCTTACTATAACAACCCAAGACACTACCTTTACAGCAGGTACTGGTTTAGATTTGACCAATACTCAGTTTTCTATTGATAGTACAGTATTAACTACTACAGGTGCTCAAACAGTATCAGGTGTTAAAACTCACTCTGCAAACATAGAATTAAATAATACAAAAGCTCTAGTATTGAAACATGCAGGAACAGGCACTAACTCAGAGCTTAGTAAAATAGGTGGAGATGCTACAAGATTTTCATATTATGATAATTCCTTCATTTTTGATGCGAAAGATAATAATAGTTTACAAGTAAGAAATGCAGATGATTCAACAATATTTAGTGTTAATCCTGTAGCAAATACGTCTATTGCAAATAGCAGAGTAACACTAAATCAAGGAAGTCTTAATATTGCAAATGGCGATGTTATTATTAATGCTACTACTCGTATAAATAATGCCGGTGACATGTCAGCAAGAGATTTATACCAGCTTAGAGCGGATGGATTCCTAGAAACACATGGTGATATTAAACATCGTAAAGCTATTCAAGTTCTGAATTCAGCTGGTAATGGTTGGGTTACTTGGCTTGATAGAAATAGCGGAACTCCGAATATACAAAATATCAACGATATTACAATGACTGGGACTCTTAAAGGCCCGGCTAGCTTTACTATTGATCCTGCTACTCATGGTGACAATACTGGTACTGTTGTTATCGCAGGTAATTTACAAGTTGATGGTACAACTACTACTATCAACTCTACCACTCTTGATGTCGATGATCTTAACATTACTGTAGCAAGTGGTGCGGCAGATGCAGCTGCGGCTAATGGAGCAGGTTTAACTGTTGACGGTGCAAATGCTACCTTTACTTATACTAACACTGATGATAGTTGGAACATGAATAGAGACTTGCGAGTACTTACAACGCAAGGCACCGGTACTTTCATGGTAGGACGCACAGCGAATCAGTCTCTAGACTTGCATGTAACAGATACTGTAAACTCGATTACTGCTATACAAGATTCTGACGGAAACGGGGATCACTACTTCCGATTGAATAGAGATTTTGATGGCAGTGGTGCAAATGAGTTCGCAATTCAAAAAGACGGTACAAATCAATTAAGTATTGATACAAGTGCAAATGCTACTTTTGCGGGCAATGCTTACTTCCCTCAAGGGACAACATCAGCACCTTCTATAGCGTTTACAGGAAGAACAGATACAGGCTTATCCGCAACCGCAAATGGAGACAATGACAATCTTAATGTATTAGTAGACGGTACTCGAATAGCTTATTTTAA